AGAACCCCAGGCTCCTAAGCGATGATCGTAACTGCCAAAGCGACACATCGCATTAGTACCATTCTGTGGACACCCACCACAGAGTGGTTAAACATCATGGGTTTTTCGATCTTGGTGGTGGTTGTTGCCATCTTGATCTATCGGTGGTGGGGGCAGCGTGATATCTATTCAACGGCAGCCGAATGGTGGCGTGTGGCCACCCTCGACGTTGATGATGATGAAGATACCACGCCTCTCCCCCAGGCGGGCCGACTACGGGTTGTTCGTGCCGCAGTTAGTCACGCTCGCACTGAGCTTGGGCTCCTGGGCGATACTGCAGCCAACCGTATGGTTGTCTCCAGTATTGTCCGGAAGTTTATGAAGGAACATGGGATGCGGCCTAGCCACATTAGCTCCCAGTTCCAGCTCGCTGTCGATATGTACTTCTTGCGTTCTACTGGTGATGAAGAGTTGCGGTTGATACGCAACTCCCGGGGGTACCAAAAGTACCGCCGCACCACCAATAACGTTTGAGGGGGCCCCGCTTACAGCCTCGGTGTCGACACTTCCATTAATCATGGTATAGTGTCGGGTATCGCCATCGAGGGGTCTGTGAGTGAGGGAAAACAACGGATTGTGCGTACGCTCACTCAGTATGGTTCTGGAGCTGAGTTTGGTGTGCACAATTCTTCTATGACGAATTTAATGCGTGGAGTCACTGAACGGGTGTTGTATGTTCAGGAGGGTGGTTGTCTGCGGCCACCCAGGAAACCTGACAAGATCGGATTTGAGCGTTTGGCGCTGGTTAAACAGCAACTGTTGGACCACTTGTCCCCGACCACCGTTGTCCCTAGAGAGGACTATCCCTCTCTATACAACGGTCGCAAACGAGTGGTTTACCAGCAGGCCTACGAGTCCCTGTTATCGAAGGGGGTGTCTCGGAAAGACGCTTATGTCTCGACCTTTGTCAAGGCTGAGAAGATTAACTTCTCGGTTAAGGGTGACCCGGCTCCTCGTGTGATCCAACCACGGTCCCCTCGTTACAACTTGGAGGTAGGTCGCTACCTGAAGTTGTTTGAGGCGGAATTGGTCTCTGGCTTCGAGAGGATGAGTGGGTATAATGTAGTGTTGAAGAAGTTGAACGCCGATGGTGTTGCTCGTCAGCTGCATGAGAACTGGTTAAGTTTTAAGGATCCTGTGGCTTTTGGCCTAGATGCATCGCGGTTTGACCAACATGTCAGCCGTGAGGCGCTAGAGTTTGAGCACAGTATCTATAATGCTGTTTTCCGGTCTCGCGAGTTGAGGGAGCTGTTGGAGTGGCAACTTGTCAACAAAGGTTTTGGACGTATTGGCAGCAGCCTTTTGCGGTACACCGTGACTGGCTGTCGCATGTCCGGTGACATCAACACCGGCATGGGTAATTGTTTGATTATGTCATGCTGCGTCCTTGCGTTTTTCCAGTCACGTCAGGTGGTGGCTCGTTTGTCTAATAACGGTGATGATTGTGTGGTTTTCTGTGAACGCAGTGATCTACACAAATTCAACGATATTGACGAGTGGTTCACTGGTCTAGGGTTTAAATTGACCCGGGAACCAACTGTCGATGTTTTCGAGCGTGTTGAGTTTTGTCAGTCCCAACCGGTTTTAATCGGTGGGCAATACCGCATGGTGCGCAACCCATGGACAGCAATGTCCAAGGATTGTGTTTCACTGCTCTCTTGGGACAGTGAGGCATCATTCAACATTTGGCGGAACGCGATAGGCACTTGCGGGCTTGAATTGACTGCAGGGGTGCCAGTTTGGGAGTCATTTTACCGCCATATATACGTCGAGGCTGACAGTGGGGGTGGGATGGAGGCAGTGTATGACAGTGGATTAGGCTTTGCAGCCCGTGGTGTGCGTCAGGCCGTTGTTGATGCGCAAGCTAGGTTTTCTTTCTGGCTTGCGTTTGGCATCGATCCTGACTTGCAGGTTCAGGTTGAGGCTAGTTTTCCATGTATACGCTACTTGCCGGAAGCCCCGTTGTTAAGCCCCAAAAATATACAAGACCAATCTACGAACCCATTATGTCTACTAAATCCTCAGCGAAGAGAAGCCAAACCTTGATGCGGCGGCCCCGCGTACCTAGGCAGCGTATTGTTGCCCGGACTGGTGGTGAGGAAACCACTTTCCGTAGCCAGTATCTTAACCAGACGGTGGTTACTGGTGGTTCATCACAAACTTTTGGTATTGTGCCTGTATCACCAGCCTTCCACTCTACCTCGTCAGATCCTGGCTCTACTGTTACCCGCCAATACCAGGAGTATTTGGTCACCCAGCATGGTATTAAATATACCCCTGCTGTTGGTACCACTACTGCCGGTACCTTGTGGATGGCGTATATTGATAACCCTGAGGTTATCTATAAATTCTACGCTGGCACTTACGCCTACGCGGACTACCTGGCCATCGCCCAGACTACCCGTTACAACAAATCGACACCGATTTGGGAGGCTACCGAGTTCTCGGTTTCTTCTCCACCTAGGCGGAAGATGTTTAGCGTTGATACGACCACTCCAAGTACTTCGGCGGAGCAGGCGGATCGTACGGTGCAGGGTGCATATATATATGCCACTACTGCTTGTCCTCTTTCTACCACTCTTGGTTACATCACTGACTCGTACGCGGCGCGCCTCAAGGGCCTGCAGAGTTTCGTGGCGACAGGCGTGTGATGAGCACGTGGTGGTTGGCCACGCTTCGATACCGGTGTGCACACGGTGGCAGCGGGATGAACTAGTTACAGCCTAGCAGTTGGCGATGTTGGATTCGCTACTGTTTGCTAGTCATGCTTGCTGTGTGTGTGCCGGTGGGTCCATCAGTCTCCCCAACGTTTTCCAACATAGCGTTGGG